GTCCAACTGGAGCCGTCTGAGGAGTACGTGTACCCACTCCCATTGGTATCGTAGTGGGCAAACACAAGATAGGTGGTGCCTCCAGCATCAGTGAACACCACACTGTCTGTTACCTGGTCGAGGGCACTCTGGGTTAGTGCAGTACCCCAACTGTCACCAGTATTATTGTACTTGTAGAGCACGGGGCTCTCCGATACCGATCCGTTCCAGAAGGCGTAGACCTCATCAGACAGCGTGTTGATGGCCCCTATCGTAGCGTCTGTGAGGCCGTGTGACGGGCTGGTGGACTCTGTGACCAGCCCAGGAAGTACCAGGTGGTTCTTGTACCTGAGCTGGCACGTACTGTACCACGCCCTGTTGACCTCTCCCGCGCCCTCCATTCTGCTGATGCCGATGCCACCACGCCAGTCCGACCAGGCTATGACAGACGCATAGAGCTGGGAGTCCTTAGACGTGTCTCCAATGGTTAGTTTGCTTGGGTAGATAGATGCAAGCGTCGAGCGGACAGGCCGCGACACTGGATAATAGTAGCCGTTGATGGATACTTCATTAGTTTCAACGACTGAAGAAGTCATTAGTCCACCGACCTCACATTAACCAGCATTGGGAACCCACGCCTACTTCTCTCAGCCTGTTGTGTCCAGTAAGAACTGAGCTGTCTCTTGGAATCAGGGTCAGTCGCAGGACCACCCGATGTAGAGAGAAGGGCCGTAGTCATTGATTGGGCAATGATGTACTCCTCCGAGATCTCCGTGGTGTCGGAGTCACTTGTCAGGAGTGCTGGCTTGTCGCCTCCAGTGATCTTAATCAGGTTATACCCCACCGCACATTGCCCATCCCTGACAAGGACGAGATCACGGGCCTCCTTGTCTATCTTCCAGTAGCGACGGTCCAATGTATCCCATTCGGCAGTATCATTCGCCACAGCTACAATATCATCTATCCATACCGTGACGGCCCCGATGTCAGCATCGTATTCTAGCCCCACGGATATGATCGCCGTATCGGTCTCAGGATTGGCAAGTGACATCCTTACGAATGTCCAGGTGTCTGCCGATAGGGCAGGGATACTGAGTGTTTCCAGAGGACTTACACAAGCGGCAGTATTATCGAGGAGCAACTTCAGGTTCCCCGCACTGGTGGCAACCGTGCTCTTCACCCACATCTCTATGGTGTCGTAACCTGAGATGTCCTTACTGGTGATGCTGTCTGTCACAAAGTCACCAGCAGAAGCACCAACAGCTATAACCATCTTCAGGGACTGTGTGCCCTGTTTTCTGTCCTTGGTGTCCAGTGACTGAGTGAAGTCGCCGTCAGTCGTCTCATCAAAGGTGGTCCCAGCGGCATGTATGCGCGTGGAGCGCACCTTATGGCGGTACTCTATCTTGGAGATCATGGAGATACCAGAAGGGATATCAAACCTCGTCTGCTTCCCGTCTCCATGTAGGCTGATATCCTCTATCGGGTCATAGACCCAGCCAGTCGCCGCAAGGATAGCCTGGTTTATGAAGTCGTCTACGACATCAGGGCTGTACGCCATGTCCCAGAGTTCATAGGACTCTGAGGCCGTAGATGCCGTAGCAGCAGGCATGAAGGTCAGTGTCGTCACATTGGACGATATAGCTGAGTCTGTGACACGCCTAGTGAGGGTGTCATTACTGCCACTCGTAAACCTTATCCACTTGCCTATCTGTGCGTCAGCCCCTCCTAGAACTAGAGTGTTATCCAGGAGGGTTGTTGTGCTGCCACTAGAGGTTGCGGCAGAGACGTACACACCACCAAGGGCCCGCCCGATGTGCTGTCTTAATTGCTCACGAGTCCTCCCCTGTATTGATGGCATCGCGATCTCCCATAGCAGTTATGAATTAGCGTCGGCGAGGGGCACCTCGTGGAGCTGGCCTGGGAGCGGGCGCCGCTGGCCTCACTCTACCCCGTGGCGCAGGCGCAGGCGCTGCCCTGCCTGGAGCCCCCCCTCTTGGCATAGGCCGTCTCATTGGCCCTGGCCCAGGCATGGGCCCTGGCCCACCTGGGCCTCCTGGTAGCCCCCCTGGGCCAACTCTTCCCTCCAGAATATCGAGGGCGAGTTTCAGGGCCCCTGCGGCCATACGTGCTGGGTCTGAGAGTGGCCCACCTCCTGGCCCTGGTGGTGGCCCTGGCGGTGGTCCTGGTGGTGGTCCTGGCGGTCCCATTACCATAGCAGCCTCCTATGACGAACTTGGCCCTCTGCGCCTACGTCTCACTGCACGCACTAACGGCTTGGCAGCATGAAGAGCCACCACTCCTTTAGGATCGCGCAGCTTTGCCTTCTGTTCCTTGGTGAACTTTGGAGGCGTTAATCGGGCCATAGCTAATATCCAGCCTTCTTCTTCTTCTTAGTGACTTTCATGCCAGATCGTGCTGCATACCGCTTGGCTGCGGCAGCACCACTTTTCGTGTAAGGAAATTTCTTACGCCCCACTGTCGGCATTGGCTGCCTCCTTTTTAGCCGCTGGCTCTGGCGCTACCAAAGCTACATATGCAGCCTTGGCCTTAGCCAACTCTGCTTGAAGCTCTCGTATAGTCCTGACCAGAGCATGATTCCGCACCTGCAACGCCAGAAGTGGGCTAGCCTGCATGGCTGTCCTTATATCTTCGGGCGTTATATCAACTTGTAAATCAGTGCCATTCTCGTGTTCAACCATTCCTAATTCCTCGAAAGTATATTCTGTTTGAGCTACTCGTCCTACGCTTTGTCCTGTGTTTCAGGAAATCGTTGAGGGCTTTGCCTATCTGCTTGCGCTCGTCCGCCGTGGGAGGCCGCTTGGTATACTTCTCACGAACCTCAGCCACAAAGGACTCAGCAGCGTGGCCCATCATGTCCTCTATCTCTGCCTGGGAAGTCTCATCATCAGCAAGCACGCGTATGATCTGCTTGTGTACCTTCCCGAAGCGGTCCTTCGCCTCCACCCGTAACTGGTGGGTCACGATTCGACTTCCTGTTTCCGCATTCCGTCCGACGGGGACTATCCCGTTATAGGCACCCCCCGTCGGAGTCCATAATTCCTGCATTAGACTTCCGTTCTTAGTATCTAATTGTTAACATGCACGCTTGCTTGTCAGTGTCTACTGACGGGATGCCAATCGCAGTCCCTATGGACTGCACGTCATCCTCACCAGACAGGTCATATAGTTCCGCTCGTCCAGATTCACCAGATGCCTGAGACACCTGAAGACCGTCACCAACTATCCCAACCACAGCACCAAGAGCAACGCTGCCAATACCAGCAGTCTGTATCCAGCCATAGTAATTAGCTGTCATAGGTATTGTAGTTACGCCCAGCGCACCAGTTTCCATGGTGCCGTCGCCATCCATAATCTTTACAGCCGAATAAGGATTCACGAACATCCCGAAAAGAGAACTCGTGGTGGTAGCGGTACGAAGACCATCGGGTTCATCAATAGTTATGATGACTGTATTGTCATCAGACGCATCGTGGGCTGGGTGAGACTTAATGCGATACACCTCACCTTCACCAGGTCCATCATTGAAGATCAGGTACCCATCTGCATACTGGTCTTTTGTAAGGTCAGTAGTGGGAACCTCTACGCTTACGGCTGTTACGCCAGCGGCGTTCGCGTTAGCTGGAACGTCCATGTCGTGAGCGGCTATGGCAAAAGCGGCGGCAGCATCTACAATAAAGCCTGCGGTAGTGATAGCCGCGCTGCCGTTCCTTGCATAGTAGAACACCCTACCGTCAGGGGTCTGTGCCCGTGTTCCAAGCTTTTGCTTCTTCTCTTCGGTTTCTACTTTTTCTTGTCCGTAACTCAAAAAGATACTATTCGGGAATGCCATTTCAAACTCCTTCTATAACAGGCTCAAGTCCTGCGAACGCCGTTATTAATATATCGCTAGGCACGGCCTTCTTTACACCTAGCTAGCTTGGTAGTAAGGGCCTGTCTGTCCACTCTCTCTCCTACGAGAGACTGCTACGGCGGGAACGCCCTCTCCTACCACCTGCTCTCCCGCCATATCAGATGCGTCCTGGCTAACCTGTTGGGCAGGTTCACCAGATTGCCGCCTTTCTAAACACCATCTACAGCTACATGAGTCACTAGGAGGCCATGTAAACAGGCCGATCCTCGACTTCTTCATAACGTAGTCGGGGTTTCCTGGAACATTATTCATATATGTCCCGATCTCATCAGAGAGTACCCCGTCCACGGTATAGGCAGCTTTATGCCTGTACAGTCTGGTCTTAGGCTGCCACTCATCTATGTACTTCAATGAATAGCCCATTCCTGCCAAGTCGTTCTTTAGCTGATTCCGTTCCATAATTCCTGCCATGATAACCCCCTAGTTAAAACTAGCTGCGCCTACGCAGTTGTTGATAGTGTAGAGATATCATAGGTGAGTCCAGCGCCACGGCTATCGTCCAATTCAAACACTCCATAATCTGAGGTCAAAATTACCTCAGTGGCGCGGAGAGAAGCGTCTCGTTGTCGCTCTTGTCGGGTTTGTACACTGGTCAATGCTGCCATCGCACTCTTGTCAGCGATCACACCAATCCCATCACCAGATGCGTCTTCTGAGATATTTCCATCCTCGAAGATTGCCACTCCATTCATCGGCCTCAGTCCACTCCAGAAGTTCTGGAGAAGGTCGGCAGTCCAGCCATCAGGCACCGAGCTTGACGCTGAAACTGTTGCGGCTTCCTTGGAAAGGTATGCAACCGCATTGGGGTGGTGCAGTATATAGAGCTGGCTACCGAACTTATTGGCTTTTGCATAGGCGATAATTGCCTGCACATTAGCAGCCTTAAAGGATGTCCCCGCAGTGCCTAGTTTCGTGCCGCCATTCAGGTTGGTGTAGAGATCAAGAACGTCTCCGTCCTTCTTGCGGGCCATGGCGTCACCGAGCTGTCGCCCGATCATCGTCATCACGTTCGGGGCACTCTGTCGTACCAGCTTGTCTGTCAGAATAACCTTGGCGCCCACTTCGCTGGCGGTGAGGTCTACCGTGGTCATCCCGATGTCTTCCTCGTCGATGATGTCCTGACCGTCTACCAGGTCACTCATCGTCATCTGCCCTACCTTCGGTACAGTCACCGTCTTGGACCCAGCGGGCAGGGCAAACGGCTCAATAAGTGCCAATGCAGGAGCATTATGCTCCTCTGTATACCTCGCCGC